TGTGTGTTTAAACGATAATTATGACGGAGGTGAATTTGTTTTATATAATCCAGAACTCATTTTACCAAAAAAACAAGGTTCAATATATACATTTTTAAGTGCTAGAATGCATGAAGTAAAAAAAATAATAAAAGGTGAAAGATGGAGTATAATTGGATTTTTACATTTTGAAAATATTGAACTTAATAAAACTTTAATATGAAAATTGGAATAACAGGTCACACCGAAGGAATCGGAAATGATATATATTTAAATTTAATAAAAGAATATGATGTTATAGGATTTAGTAGAAGTAATGGTTTTAATATAAAAACCCCAAATAAAATTATTGAACAATTAGAAAATTGTGATGTTTTTATAAACAACGCATATGAAAAAAATTATCAAACAATATTATTTGAATTAATTTTTGACAAATGGAAATTTTTACCAAAAACAATTATTAATATGAATAGTAGTTGTGTTTATCATTCATCCGATTGGTCTCCTGAATATGCAAATAATAAAAAAGAATTAAAAAAAGTATCTTTAAATACCATTACAAATTATAAAAATAAAAAAGTTAGAGTTATAAATTTATATCCATCTACACTATCAACACATACGGGGTTTGAAAGTTTAAATAAATTAGATACTGAAAATCTTGCAAAAATGATAAATTGGTTAATAAAACAACCTCAGGAAATTGAAATTAGAGAAATGAGTATATATTGTACAACATTAGAGAAAGAATTTAAAATAGATAAATTAATATGAAACCATTAGAATATTGGAATCCTGAAGGATTTGAAATATCATCGTTTAGAAACAATTTAAGTGAAAGAGTTAATCAAACATATAAAGATTCGGGTTCAGATATTACAGGAAATTGCACTTACACTTATAATGAATTGGGGTTTAGAGGAGCTAGTATAAAAAAAGAAGGGTTTAAGGTAATGTCATTAGGTTGCTCTATTACTGAGGGAGTTGGTGTAAATGATAACGAAACATGGTCACATCAATTGTGTAAATTAATACCAAATGGAGTTGATTTAAATTTCGGATGTGGTGGTAGAAGTAATGATTATATCACCCGTTGTTTGATGACATATTACGATTTAGTAAAACCTGATTTAGTTTTAATTATGTATACCGAATCACATAGACGAGAATTTTATACCAATGAAGGTGGTATAGAACCATTCCACCATAAAAGTTGGGGGTATTTTAAAGAAACCGAAAATGGTGTAAATGAACATAATGCACATCTTACTTTATTAAATAAATCAAACAATTTTATCAATTGGTATAAAAACCATCAATTAATAAAATTATTTTTAGAATCAAAACAATGTAATTGGGTTTGGAATGGATGGTATGCAACTAATGATTATAATGATAATAATAGATTTGATGGTGAATTTTATCCATTTATAGATTATGGTATTGATGGTGCACATCCAGGATACATACATAATAAAGAATATTCAAAAAAATTATATACATATCTTGTTAATAATCAATTAATTACAACAAATATTCTAAAATAATTGGTAAAGTCCTAATAATTTCGTATCTTTAAGTATAAACATTAAACCCTAAGATATGAAGATTTTATCCTTAATTGGCATAGTTTTACTATGTTCGTGTAATAAAGATATTGTTACACCTATTCCACCACAACACACTATTTCATTTACAATTGATTCAGCATTAAATTCAAATGGTAAACAAAGTTTATTATTGGATAATAATGGATTTTATCATTTAGTATTATCTACAACAACAAATCAAACGTTAAGTAGAATTACTGGTAAATTTTTAGTAGATGGTAAACCTAATCAAATACCTTCACCTGTTACAGGTAGAATAGAATGGAGTAGTTCTCACTATTGGCTTTTAAAAGCCGGTGATTCGGTTGGTAGTATCGTTAAAACCTATTTTAATCCATACACCGGTCAATTACAAATATCACAATTGCCGACATTAATTAATCAAAAAGATGAATTAATTCCTATTGTAAATGGTACATCACAATTAGGATATTTTTCAGGTGAGGTAAATACACTGGGTGCACCAATATATAAAATGAAAGGTGATACGATTACAATTATAGGAAAAGCAAAATTCACAATTGAAATACCAAACTCAAAATTATTTTCAGATGTAAAAATAGATTCAATACAAAAATCTATTAGAATAATTTGTGATTAGGAAAAAAAGTTGTATATTTGATTTATGATAACAATGCCACAAACACCAATTACCGACCATTCATTTAAAAAGTGGGGAGCTATTAAGATAGAGGAAAACGATGGTGAGTCCGAATATTATTATTGGATATTACCTTTACCATTAGAAGATGATGATGTTAGTAATAGACCTACACTTATATCAATAGCAAGTGATGAATGGAAAAATATGGAATTAAATGAGGGAGAGTATTTGGTAACGTTATTTGATAATTTACCAATGCTAGAAACCGAAGAAGAAATTGAACTATTATATAAAATCTTAACAAAAGAAAACTTAACAAAATGAAAAAAACAGAATCAGAATTAAAGCAGAACTACGATAAGTTTCTAGCCATCGTTAACAAATATTTTACAGGCGAAAGATTAGAAAAACTTTTGTTTATGTACTCGGATGATGAATTAGGTGGAAACTTAATGGTATCACCTGCAAGTGGTAATAAAAACTATCACAATGCATATGAGGGTGGGTATATTGACCATATCTTTAATGTATGTAAGAACGCATTAAAAATGAAAAAAACATTTGAAGAAGCGGGTGGAGTATGTGATTTCACCGAAGAAGAATTACTATTTGTTGCAATACATCATGATTTGGGTAAATTGGGTACTAAAGAAGAACTACATTATGCACCAAATGATTCTAAATGGCATATTGAAAATAGAGGTGAGTTATACAAAAGAAATGAAAAAAACTCTTTTATGGCAATAACTGATAGAACATTATTTACATTATCACAATATGGTATTGCAATCAATGAGAATGAATATTTTGGTATAAAACTTACGGATGGTCTATACGATGAGGACAATGAAAAATATTATAAAGTATATGATACATCAAAATATCTTAAATCAAATATTCAGTATATTATGCATTGGGCAGACCATATGAGTACGGTAATTGAAAGACAGTCGGTAAAAGATGACAAATTTTCATTTAATGTTGGTAAATTCTAACAAATTGTCAGATTAAACCCAATGGTATAGTATTTGAACTATATAGAATATTATTAACAAAAAAAACATTAAATTATGTATTTAGTAGATTACAACAAATTATTTGAAGATTTTTTCGAAACACCAAAAACAAAAACAGCTACATCAACCCACAAACAAGTAGTAGTTGATATAACCGAAGATATCTTACGAATTGGATTAGCAGTTCCTGGTCAAACAAAGGAAACATTAGAAATTACAATTGAGGAAAGCTTTATTAAAGTTAAATCAATAGAAAAAGAAACCGATGATAAAATTTGGAATGCGATTGCACTTCCGGTTGATGAATCATTAAACATTGGAACTAATTGGGACCTTAGTGCTACATTAGCAACGGTAAAAGATGGTATATTACATATCTCTTTACCTAAGATAGAAGAAAAGAAACCAAAAAAAGTATCCATTAAAGTTGGATAACTGAGTTATATTTCGTATATTTGAAAGGTAGTCACAAAGACTACCTTTTTTTATGATACAAGATAAATTTAATCAAATATATTTTAATGGTTGCTCGTTTACCGAAGGTGGTGGATTTGAAGCAAAGAAAGAACACGTTAGAGCAGCATATAAAGAACAATACGGATTCGAATATGAATCACAAGTAGATGTTTGTTATCCTACATTAGTTGGAAAGCAATTGGCGATTAAAATAATAAATGATGCAAAGTGTGGTAGTGGTACGGATAGAATTATTAGAAAAGTATATGATTACATTCTAAAAAATACATTAGATGAAGTTAAAAAAACCCTATTCATATTAGAATTACCTGATGCGATAAATAGATTAGATGTGTTTTCAAACAAATACAATAAATATTTAATTGCAAATACTAATTATGATAGTAATGGAAAAGTAGAAGGTGTACACACTGCATTCAATTGGATTAATGAGGGTCAAATAAAAGATGAATTCTACAAAGATACTATTACTCCTATAATTAAACAATATTCAAATAATTTTATAAATCCAATTCAATGGGAGTTAGAAACTGCTAAAAAATATTTAGGATTATGTTCATTTTTTGAATTACATAATATAGAATATTACATATCGGGTAATTACACTTATTTTATTAGCCAAATTGATTTTAATAAATTTATTCCAAATTTTCGTAATAATAGAATTTTAAAATTACAAATTAATGGTGAAATTGAAAATAATATCGTTACATTAAGTGAAAAAACTAAAACAAGAATATTCGATGAAATTGGGGTTGATGTAATAAATGATGGACATCCTGGCTTTCAAGCTCACCAACTATGGGCATGTGGTATAGTTGGATTTCTAAATAACAAATATTTATAAAAAATAAAGTATATGAGATACAAAGAACAAATCAGAAAAAGTTTAGAAGCAATTGAAATTAGAGCAAACTTTCTAAAACAGGCCGCAGAAGGTAGTAAACAAATCACAAACGTAGATGCAGTAAAAATGTTTGATGAAGTATTGTTTGCATTAGGCAAGGTTAATGATTTAATTGATTTAGAAAGAGAGGGATAATGAATTGGTTAAAATGGTTGGTAGGAATATCCGCATTAATCATTGCTGGGTGTGCTGCGTACTTTTCAGTAACGGGATTAGGTGTTCTATTTAGTGGAGCAGCCTTATCTGTTATGGTAATGGCAGGTTCATTAGAATTTGCTAAATTAGTGGCGGCTACTTATCTAAAACAAAAATGGAATGATATTGGGGGATTTAATAAGTGGTATTTAGTATCAGCAGTGGCACTATTGATGTTAATTACATCGGCTGGTATATTTGGTTACCTTTCTAACGCGTTTCAACAACAGAACTTAAAATTACAACAGGTAGATAGAGAGATTGCAGTATATTCTACTAAGATTACAACTAACGATGCTCAAATCGGACAGTTGTCGGCACAATTAGGACAATTGTCGGCAACTCAGAACACAATTTTAGATAAAGGTAAGGTGAGTAGCCGACTTTTACGTTCAATTGATAGTAAAGATAGACAGGTTGTAAATATTAATAAGCAAATTAGTAGTTTACAAAAAGAAAATGCTAAAAGTAACGATGAAATCAATAAAATCAAAGTGACAAACTTAGATTTAGAGAAAGAAGTGGGTGGATTTAGGTTTGTTGCTGAAGCGTTTGGTATGGAATTGAAAAATGTAGTAAAATTCTTCATATTTTTGATTGTAATTGTGTTTGACCCATTGGCAGTTGCGTTAATTATTGCATTTAACGGAATGATTGATAATAAAAAGACAAAACAAAGAAAATTATTAGGTGAAATAATAGAAAATGACGAAAAATTGGGATTATATGATAATTTAGACGATTTGATGGAAGAAAACTACAAAAATTACCAAATATACGGAGATAGTGGAAAATATTCTACAAAAAAGAATAAAAATGAAGGTATAGTAGAAAATATTCCTCAAAATGAACCAATAGAACCCTTACTAATACCATATTACGCCGAACCTACGTTTGATTGGGATAATAAGAATCTATGGATAAACAACCCCTCAGCAGTGAAATATTGGATGAATAATGGTAATTCTATACACAAATACAATAAATTATATAGAGACCATCTAAACGAAGTAGATAACAAAGATGATTTAACAAAAACATACTAAAATAATATGGCATATTCAGAAAAGGTAATTGACCATTATCAAAACCCAAAAAACGTAGGAACTTTAGATAAAAGTAAATCTAACGTGGGTACAGGTCTAGTAGGAGCACCAGAATGTGGTGATGTAATGAGATTACAAATAGAAGTTAATGATAATGTTATAACTGATGCAAAATTTAAAACATTTGGATGTGGAAGTGCTATTGCAGCATCTTCATTAGCAACGGAGTGGTTAAAAGGTATGACATTGGAAGATGCGGTTAAATTAGATAATATGGAATTGGTAGAGGAATTAAACCTACCACCAGTTAAAATACATTGTTCGGTACTAGCTGAAGATGCGATTAAATCTGCAATAAATGATTATAGACAAAAGCAAGGATTAGAACAACTAATCTTTGATGAATCACATATATAAAAAATTAAAAAACATGCATCCAACAGCTTACATAAATGCGGAAAAATTCTATCACAAATATTGTGAAGATAATATTGAAAATAAAAAAATACTTGATATTGGTTCACACGATGTGAATGGGACAATGAAACCAATTTTCCAAAAAGGTCAATATATTGGGATGGATATGGCACCTGGACCAAACGTTGATATCGTGGGAGTTTCTTATGAAATACCATTTGAAAAAAATGAGTTTGATGTTGTGATTTCATCATCTTGTTTTGAACATGATGATTTCTTTTGGTTAACGTTTTTAGAAATGTGTAGGATAGTAAAATCAGGCGGATTTATTTATATTAATGCACCATCATCGGGAGAATATCATGGACATCCGGGTGATAATTGGCGGTTTTATAAAGATAGTTGGAATTCTTTAAATAAATGGGGGATTAGAAATAACTATGAAATTGAATTAATTGAAACATACATTGATGAAGAAGACCGTTGGAAAGATTCGATTGGTATTTTTAAAAAGAAGTAAAAATAAAAAAAAATAAATTATGAGTTTTATAATTGGTAAAAGTTGTGTTGATTGTATGGATACTGCGTGTGCTAGTGCATGCCCGGTAGATTGTATTCACGGACCTATTGATATGGAAGGTTCAGGTGGTGAAATTGAAAGAGATGGTAGAGCTGCATTTCCCGGTGGGCAGATGTATATCAATCCGGATACTTGTATAAATTGTGGAGCGTGTGTTCCAGAGTGTCCTGTTTCTGCAATATATGAAGATGAAGATATTGCAATTAGTGAAGGTGATGCAGCATCGGTACATAAGAACTACGAATTTTTCGGATTAAAATACAATTAAAACTAAAAACTATGTTACAACAAACGTATGAACAATTATGTGACCATCCATCGGATATTAATGAACATTTACCTACATTAAAAAGATACGCCGAAGAATGTGAACATATAACTGAAATGGGTGTTAGATGGGTAGTATCAACTTATGCATTACTTATGGGAAAGCCTAAAAAACTTATTTCATATGATATTAACCCAATCGATTCAACTACAATTCAACAAATGGTTAAAGATGATACTGATTTTGAATTTAAAGTGGGTGATACTACTAAAATTGAAATAGAAGAAACAGATTTACTTTTTATTGATACTTTGCACAATTATAACCAATTAAAGTTAGAATTACATTTACACTCTAATAAAGCTAAAAAATATATAGTATTTCATGACACCACATCATTTGAATGGATTGGTGAATCATATGGAGGTAAAGTAGATGAGAAAGGGTTATGGCCAGCTATCGAAGAATTTTTAGAAACCAATTCTAATTGGGAATTACATGTAAGATTTACCAATAACAATGGATTAACTATCTTAAAAAGAAAATAATGTATTCAGTTATTATACCTACAATGTGGAAATGTAATAGATTTCAACAGACACTTAGGGAATTAAGTTCACATGAATTAGTTGGAGAAATTATCCTAATAGATAATACAGCAAATGATTTAAAAATAGAATTACCTAAATTAATTCATATTTTAGAAGGAAAAAATACATATGTTACTGCACCTTGGAATAAAGGAGCAGCAATGGCAAAGTATGATAAACTTTTAATCCTAAATGATGACATTTGGATGGATTGGCAGATATTGAACACCTTATATGCTTTTATTACACCTGAAATAGGATTAATAGGATTAGATGAAATACCATACAATACCTACCCTAGTTTAAGTTTTGGATTACAACCGATTGAACATAGACATGGTGGGTGGGGTTGTGCAATATTTGTTCATAAAGAAAACTACACTCCAATACCCGAAGAAATGAAAGTATGGGGACAAGATGATTGGTTATTTGTAAAAGCTAGAAATAGAAGAAAACAAAATTACAAATTAGTAGGATATAGAATAAATGGTGAATTATCGGTAACAAATAATATTTTAGATGCAGATAGTGAAATACATGCAATTAGAGAAAACGATTTAAGATTAAAACAACAATATAATTTATTTTAGTTATGTACTTACAAACACCTTACAAAATTAGTTACGATACCACACAATATCCATTTAGACAAATAGTTTCAGAAATGTTAGAAGTATGGGAAGGGGATACTACTCCATTAGAAGACTTACATACATTGGAACATTATGATTTAATAGTTAGAGAAAAAGACCAATCTACTATTTGGCATAAAAGATATTACGAAAAATACAAAGAACAATTCTTACCTACTTATTTAAAATTAGTAGAAGAACTTAAAGAAAGATTTGGATATGATGAAATTATTTATCAAGTTATCCCAACATTTAGAGTTCAATTAGCAGAAGGTAATTTAGGAGTGGGTGAATGGCACAAAGATAGAAATTACAATCATGGTACATCAGAAGTAAACTTTTGGATGCCATTTGTAAATACTAATGAGCAAAACACAATATGGATGGAAAGTAAAGAGGATAAGGGTGATTACAAACCTTATATTGTAAACTATGGAGAGATATTGGTATTTAGTGGTGCTAATTTATTTCATGGTAATAAAAATAACGATAGTAGTCAAAGTAGAGTATCGGTTGATTTTAGATTAGTAGAGCCGGCTAAATTTGTACCAAACGAAGCAGGTTCAATTAATATGAAAGCAAAATTTGATGTTGGTGGATATTTTGAAAAATTATAATTATTAGTATGGTAACAGTATCAGAAGGTGCAGCAAAAAAACTAAATTCACTAATTGAAGAAAGTGGATTCAAAACTCCCTTTGTTAGAGTAGCAGTTAAAGGGGGTGGATGTAGTGGATTATCATATGACCTTTCATTTGATACCGAACAACAACCGGCAGATACTCTCGCAGAAAACAATGGAGTAAAAATTCTTATAGATAACAAATCGTTATTATATCTATTCGGAACTGAATTAGATTTTTCTGATGGATTAAACGGTAAAGGATTTCAGTTTATCAATCCTAACGCATCCCGTACGTGTGGATGTGGAGAAAGTTTTGCATTATAATATATGAGAGATATAATTTGTGTAGGTGGTTCTACCACATCATATAGAAGGCCCGATAAAAAAAGATTTAATGGTGAATGTCCAAAATTTGGCGAACCAGATGCAGGCACGGGTTCATATCCTGAAGCAATTAATAGATTATACGGAAATAAAGTTTATAATTTAGGAGTTGTAAGTAATACAATGGAAACCGCGGTATTATCCACATTATCTAAGGCAAAGGAATTAATGGATAGTGGAAATATTAATTTCTCTATAAT